TACTACTGCAAAAGCTAATGCTTCTGCCTTAGAATAGGCGTATTCTTCATATATATTCTCGGGTTTTCCATCACAGTAAAAACTAAACTGGCACTTATGTTTCTTCATTTGACCAGACTCATGCCTCATACCTTCAGTAACAACATCACATACATTGTTAGGATACCTAGGGTCATCTACTCTATTAAGTATTACATGACCAACAGCCATTTGTGCGGCAGTAGATTCAGACCTAGCTTCGAAATATATAGCGTGAGCCATACATATCATTGCGGTTGCTGCTTCTAGTAACATCACTTTACCATTGAGAACTGTCCGTAAGTCAGATCATCAGCAGCTGTGTCAGCATTCTCCAATAAGTTTTGGAATCTTGGATGTATTAGGTTGAGTCCCATTACATAAGTTTGCGCTAACTTAACAGGTGTATCTTTACCCATAGATGCTTTCTCAGACTTAGGAGTAGCTATTGCATTCTCAAGAACAAGTTCTTCTTTGAGTGATTTATAGTCAGCTCCTCGAACAGACAACCATTTACGGAAGTGGGTACGGTCTATCATCATTGTACCTTTATCAAATGGATCTGCTGCTGACTTACGATATACATCAAGACGTACACGAATATCATTTCTAGGCATACGACTAAAGTCAGGTGCAGGTTTTTGTCCTGCTGTGTGCATTACAGTTACTTGTGCTTCTGCAAAGTCCGCCATGTATTCAGCTATCAAATCAAATGAATCAAACTGGTTTTCTTTAACTGTTCTACGGATAGCACCAATCTGAGATAGAATCCATTCAGTAGCTTTTCTATAATCAAACTGTATTAATCCCCATTCATCAGCTAGCTTCATACCTAAGTCAGCTAATATAATAGACTGCTCCCAGTATCTTTCTTGACCTGAAAACTGTGCTTTATACCTAGCACGGAATGTTGATGATGCTTCTGCAATGGCTGATTGTATACCTTCTTCACCCATCTCAACTAGGTTTCTTAGATAAGTACGACCTATATGACCATAATGAGAATGGATAGATTCGTATATTCTTTTACCAACATTAGTATCTCTAGTGAATAATGGTGTGGCAGGTACAGTTATTTCTAATAACCTAGCCATCTGCGCATCTGTATCTAGTCCGGATGCAATCAGCTTACTTTGTAGAGACTTGTTGGTAGATACTATAACAGGTGTCGCCCATGTCTTAGCATCACGTTCTTCAGCATTACGATTAAGTCTTGCTTTATCTCTACCTTGTGACACCCAATAACAGAAGTCACCGACCTCTTTATCGTTCATCATAGTAACTTCATCTATAGTTAAAGGTAGGTTTGCATATGTACCTAATCTAGAAAACAAACTGTTCTGCGTATACTTAGCCGCAAAATGTAGCTTGTCAGGATTACCATAGATTGACTGTGCCCAATACTGTGCGAGTGTTTTACCACCTCCGGTAGGGCCGTAGAGAGACACAGTCAAACCCTTTAGTCCAGTAAAGTTGTAGAGTGGTGCAGATAATCCCACACCTAACACAAACATGTGTGCATGTAAGTGTCCTTTCTCTAGGATCTGGGTTAACGCAGACCATTCTTCTGCTGAACCTTTTATATTATATAACTCTGCACCTTGTCTTTGTACTGTTGATGCTAGGTTAATTTCTTCTTCATTAACTACACCATTGGCATCACGCCTAATTAATGTGTTACCTAAGACAAATGCCGTATTCTTTTCTTTCCAACCCATAGTCGAATATAAGTTAGTCATCTTACGGATTTGTCTCAACTCATCCATATATGTTCTTAACATAAGCTGAAAATACTCCGTTTGTCTTTTATTGTATAATACTATTCCTTGGTCTGCTATAGCTGTAGCAAATTCACGATTGCCATCAGTAAGGTGTGCTTGCCTTAACACGAGTTCTGTCCAACCCATATGTGTTCTATGCCAGTGGAACCTAACTGTTTCGTAGCCTAGTGATTCATCATATCCATATGCTACAGGGTAGACATCAAATTTACAGACATCTATATCAGTATCATCAATCGTTACCTTTATCCCATCTCTTGTTCTTTTAAATGGTTTAGGTATTGGAATAGAATTAGCTGTTGAATCAGGTGCTTCCTCAGACACAGCTATCTCTTGATACTGAACACCTAATCTTGCAGGTGAACCTATCTTACCTTTATATTTACAACCCTTACATCCGTTTGGTCTATCGTTTTCAAACTTCGTACATGTTGCCGGGCCAGTCGCAGACTCTCTCCAGTGAATAAGTTTCTGTAAAGTGTCCTTCTCACTGAACTTTGTATGACCTTTACTCCATTCTAATGCAGTATTCTCAGGGTCTACACAATAAGCGGCTACCCCAACTAAGTCATACCATAATGGTTCATCTACTTTATCTTGGTTATCTATCGCCCATTCAATCTGCTTACACTTACTAGCAACTACAGACCCAACAGCAGGTGGAAACTCTTTCTTGACTGCAAGATTATCTAACAATGTGCTGTCACGAGTGTGATCGTTTGTGCCCGCAGCTGCAGCTCGGTAGTAATAACTTAGCTTATCCTTGAGTGTCAAACTTTTGACAGGCTCAGCATCCACCAACAGCTTTACCTGATTACCATTCTTAGGATTGTGTGTACCAACAGGTCTTAATACTAACGCACTGTTAGCTGTCAGTCCTGCATCAATTCTAAACTCTTTTGCAATAGCCGCTTGCTTCATAGCTTCGGCTAATGGTTTCCATTCATTAGGTTCTAGTTCTTCTGTTAATACCCAGTACGCATGTAGTCCATTACCTGAATGGATTATCATAGGTTTAGGTAAACTAAGTTCTTTTACAAACTTACCTAATGCGACAAGACCTTCTTTCCAAGATGGAAATGGTTTGTCTGAGCCACAGTCAACATCAATAGCCACTACCTTTGTGGCTCTTACATTATCCTGTTTTCTATTGCCCTTTTCTCTAAATGCAGAGATAGCAAAGTAAGTATTATTCTTTGTCTTATCTAATCTCTCACATGTTTTTGCGAGTTCCTCTACCGTTTGAAAAAACCCTTGTTGTCTACCGTTAGGATTAATAACAGTAGTAACGTAGAATCCTTCTTCCGGCAGGACTCGCTGAAGAAACTCCAACGTGTTCATATTTGCCCTACCTTCATGTTAACCTTGGTGGGAATAGGTTCCACTCTCGCTTTCCCTATTCCCACTACTAGTTTACTCGTTTTCTTTGAAAATCTCAAGAAGCCTTTCAAAGCGTTGCTTTTGTTCAAGTGCTATGACCTCGGGTTGAGGCCACCCATCGTTAAGAATGGCTAGCATTTTCCTTAATATTTCTCGTACTTTCTCATCATTCTTAGCACGGACAGGCTTACCTTTAACCCATCCGTAGTAAGTCATACGAGATATACCTAACAACTCTGCCATATTGGAGGTTGTCAAAAGCATATGCTTCCTCAAAGCTTCAACTTTTTTGAAGTTAAGAGGAGGATTCTTAGTCATCAGCATTATCCCCAACAAGTTTAGCAATCTCTGCGGCTAGGTCATCAGCTTCACTAGAGGCAACAGGTGCAGGTGCAGGTTCTTCAACCACTCTTGCTTTAGGTGCAGGAGCAGGCTGTTGTATTTCTGCAACAGGTGCAGGTATAGGCTTTTCTTCTAAATCAATAGATAAATTACCATTACCAACAGCTACTTCATCATTAACAGCAACTGATTCATCAGATGTAAATCCAACTTCTTCACCGAAACCAAATTTACCTGCGCCACTTGAGCCTTCAACGTACTCAATAACTTGTACTGCTCTAAGACGTAGTGTTACTCCTGCTCCAATAGATGGAGAATCGTAGAAAGCGGCAGAGCCATTGACCTTAACAACAGAGCCACCATAGATATTATGCTTGGCCATCATGCTACCTTTAGCATCAAACACAGCAGGTTTATAAGCCGCTTTAGATTTGAATTTAATAATAACATTACCTGTTGGTTCACCAGTCTCATCGTCCAACTCGTCGTGGTATGGTAGTGGTGCTTGCTTGATCTGCTTGTTAGGCTTAGCTTCTTTCATTGCTTTGATACCTGCTAGTATCTCACCTTGGATAAGGTCAGTTACAGGTTTAGCCTCTTCTTTAGATAAACACAGGTTAACTTTATAGTGTCCTGATTCATCAAATTTAGTATCGGGTGCGCTAATGTACGGATAGTACGCAACACCTTTATTAGTAGTAAAAGTTTTATTTGTCATTTGAACCTCCTAGTTCATTTCATGTTGATTAAAACCTGCTTCTTCTGAAAAACCAAAATCAGAAGCAACAGGGGTTTGCCCACTGGCTACACTAACTTCACCTGTAACAACCTTTACATCGTTGGTGCCTATAAGTTTATCGACATTACGTTGCATTTCATCTGTATTAAAACCACCGAAGGAAAATTTTAATTTAGGGAAACGCACAGACGTATCAAAAGATATTGTTGTTACAGCAATATCAGGTGCAATACCTCTGCTTTGTAGTGTCTTCTGATAAGCATTTAAGTTGCCTAGTGAAGATGGTGTAACTTGTAACAGATAGAGTTCACCATCTGTCTTATCCGCCATTACCAAAGCTATTCGCTTTTGGTCAGCGCAAGCTTTAATCTTGCGACCTTCAGGCGTAATCTTAGAACCCCATGCGTTTTGTGGACAAGAAGCACATAGGTCATTCTGTTTAAGTTCGCTTCTCTCATGTGGTGTTTCACCATTCAAAGAGTAGCAGTCGGGTGCAGATGATTCTCTATCTACACTATACTCACCTGCATACCATACTTTAGATAGCCTAGGGTTTGCTCCAACGATTACCACATTCAAACTTGTTGCGGTAATCTGAGCATCTCCTGCTGCCGTCGCAAGATGGAAACGTGAGTTCTTAATAGATAGTTTAGAACCAATCATTAATCATCCACCTTGGCTACAGGTTTACGAACATTTACATCAATGCGTGTTCCGTAGTTCACACCTGATGGTACGGTTTTATTCTTCTCAATATAACCTCGTACAGCAGTCTTACTAACTCGCTTCTCTAGCATATCAAAGGCATCGTTGTTCTTAATATATTCAAGAACAGAATCCCAATCAGCTACTTGTGCAAAGTCAGTGGTAGTTAAGAAGGCAGTACCATGGTCAGTCTTAAAAGACTTTACCCCCTGTGCATCTGCTTGCTCCTTAATCCATCCCTCAAGTTTAGCCATGTTATCTTTGATGCCTTTGACTTTATCTTTAGTCTCAGCTTCAATGGCTTCTTTCTTCTTACGAAGCTTGAGGTATGTATTGATTACTTCATCTACAGTTAGATTCATATCATCACCTCGTTTCATTCTCTATTAGGTCAAGCAACAGACCTTGTAGTTTTTGTTTATTTTTAAGCCTGTCATACATCTTGTACTCTAGTTCTGTTGCTTCTATGTGTACGATGTTTGAAACATGCTTCTTACCTATCCTCTCAATACGTCCATTTGCCTGAACATATTGTTCGTTGCTTGTCACTGGCCCATACCAGATCACAGTTGACGCAGAAGTTAGTGTCAATCCATGAGCCATGGTTGCAGGGTGTGCGACAAGAACATGAGGGTCTTTTGAATGTTGGAAGTTATGGAATATCTCGTTACGTTTAGTAGCCGATACCTCTCCATTGACAACACCAACACTCCACTGTTTAGAAAGTTCCCTTTCTAACATCTTTAATGTACCTGTTAATGGTACAAAAACTATTACTTTACCACCTACTTCCTCAATCACCTCCTTAACTATATTAACTCTAGGTTTACAATCGATTTGAATATGCTGTCCATCGTCACCATAGACAACACCACAAGCTATCTGTACTAGCTTCTGTAATTTTACAGCTTCATTCACAGCAGTAATTGTTTCACCCTGTGTATGTTCTGTAATGAAATGCTTGAGCATCTTTTGGTAATGTTCTTTTTGTTCCTTAGTAAGTTCAACCTTCCTTGTCTGTGATACAGTATCGGGTAAATCAAAGCACTCATCTCTAGTGTATCTTACAGCAGGGGTTAACATATACTTTACAATCTCTATTGATTCGGGTCTTGGTAGCCACTTCCATTGTCCTACCTTCATCATAACAGTTTCTCTAAAGGCAGTATACGTCTTTGTCAAGTTAGGACTATCAGCTAATTTTGCTAATGCCCACGCGTCAGTCGGTGCATTCGGCGTAGGTGTGCCAGTCATCAACCACAAACGTGTTGACGAATGTTGAGCCATGAACTTCCTGAGCAGTTTAAATCTATTTGTTGAGGGGTTACGATAGACAGCCACCTCGTCAATGATGACAAGGTCAAACATATCCTTGGCTTCTTCCATAATGATAGGGAACCCATCGTGATTAATGATATAAAAATCCACATTAGTATTTAATAGTCTCTTACGTCTCTCGCTTGTACCATGTAAGGTTACTGATTTTAGATGTGGAAATTGCATAAAAATACTATCGCCCCATACTCTTTCAAGGGTTGATAGTGGTGATATGATTAAAACTTTTTTGATTGCGCCGATAGATATAAGATAGTCAGCCGCCCATAGTGCAGACTGTGTCTTACCTGTACCGATCTCATTGAGTACCAACGCTCTCCTATTCATTGTCAGAAAAGCGGCGGTCATTTTTTGGTGGTCATAAGGTTCAAACCTACCTGCCCATTTATAATAATGTAGTATAGGTGCAGGTGCTTTGATTCCTAGGTTTCTTAGTATCTTAACTTCATCATTACGATGAGGTGCTACAACAAGTTCTGCTCCCTTGTATGTAAGCTTCTTAGCTGTAGGTATACACTCCAACACTTTGTTTGGGTGCTTTAGATTTAAAGCTATAGCTTGTGATTCTTCAACGATTACCATTTATATATTCTCTAACCTGTTCAATACTTTCATCATCACACACAACAAAACATTTACCTCCTGCATCTTCTATCTCCTGCATACATTTAAGTTGTAAGGCGGTGGGTTTCTTACTCCTGTCCGCCTTACACTCAATCCCAATAAACTGTCCTCCTAGGATAGCCACTCTATCGGGTACACCTGCACGACCAAATGGCCCTGCTTGTGGACTATAATACCAAACTTTTTCATACTTTAACATCTTGTCAAGTTTGTTCTTAATCTTTCCTTCAGGTGTTGTAGCCATTATATATGTACCTTTACATTATTGTCAAGTTATATTCTTGCAAATTCACAAATATTTTTTGCAGGACACCAGTTGCATAGTCCACTAGGTTTAGCAGGCCAGTTATTATGCTCAACAGATTGATGTATTCTTTCTATACGAGCAAGCATATCAGACCACATTAGATTAGTTTGATTAGCTTTAAATGTTTCAGAGTCCATAGACATATCTTTTAGCCATATGAATGTAGACTGTACTGTTTTGATTTTAGGATAATGTTTAAAGACTTGTAATGCAAACAACTGTAGTTGTGTAAAGTCGGGTCTACGTTTACCTGTCTTCCAATCCATGACTATTGCTTTATCATCTACCAGAATCAGAACGTCTAAGATGGATCTCAACCATGCGTCTTTCTCCCACCAACCTGTTGGTGTAAGGTTTTCGTTGAGGCACAGCTGTTGCTCTGCGAGTAAAGTTCCACCCATATTCTCTATACTTTTACATAGAGGTTCGTACTTTTCTGTACCATCAGATAGTGGTTTACTATCTACTAGTCGGTGTTCCAAGCTAGCGTGTACTCTTTCACCATATTTTGTTGCGTCACTACCTGTGTCTTGTACTTCTTTCATAACACGTTGATGGTAGTAACGCTTTGGACAGTTCTCATACATCTTAATAGATGAGTATGAGTGTGTTAGTTTTATATCCATGTCTTACTCACCCGCTGCGCGACGTAGAATGTCATGCTTTAGGGTTTCAATAAAACCTACTAAGTTTACAGTATCATCTATCTTCGTAGAGAATCTAACGTACCTACCTTTTACCTTGACAAGTATTATCAAGTCTCCTAGGTCAGCATCGTTAGTAGATGAAACAGTCTCAGTAAGTTCTTTAATTACCTTTAAGGTACTTTCTTTCTTACTCATTTTGCTTCTCCATAGTTTTTGCCTACACCAACTTCACAATCAACTGGCAGTGTAGGTGCCCAGCTGGGGGGTTTAGACATCTTCCTGACAATAAGTTCCTGTGCGTTTGTCAACTCATCGTCCGGGACGGATATGATAATCTCATCATGAACTTGAAAAGCCACATGATAATGTTTACCAATAGATGCCATCTGTTCAGTGATTACAATACGAGCAAGTGCTTGTACTATATTCTCTGTAACTTTACCGCCATATATTTTAGTCCAGTCTATACTATCCTGCTCACCAGTCATAACTCTTTTAGTTACAAGTTTACGAAAGGTTCTTGCATTATTAATATAGACGTACCCATCTTCTCCTCTGCATAATGCAGGGTAAAGAACTCTTAATTTGTTAGGAAGTATTATACCTTCGCCATCATAGTGTACAATATCACATAGACTACCACTACGACCTGCTACCATCTCAGTAAGTGCATGATTACATCTGTTCCAAAATGAAGCTATCTTGTGGTTCTTATTCCTATATAAGTTTACAATTCTTTGTGCCTCATTCTCATCTATATCTAGAGATATACCACCCATACCAAGAGCAAGAGTATTCCTAAACTTAACATGACCCATGCCATAACCCAAACCTAAGATGCAAGTCTTACCAACAAACCTTGCGACCTTGTCTTCTTTAGTCACTCTCTTATTATATACCTCACTAGCGAACTCACTATAAACATCACGACCCTCACGAAAGGCTTGAAGTAAATCTTCTTGCCCTGCAACATACGCAACCATACGAGCCTCAATTTGTGACAAGTCACATGCAAGTAATGATTCTCCAAGGGGCGCTGTGATAGCTTTACGAATAGCACCACTACGAGGTAGATTCTGTAGGTTAAGTTTATCACCACCACTAAACCTGCCTGTGTGTGCGCCATAATAATTAAGCATGATAGGTAGGCGACCACGTTTTGATACCTTTATAAGGTTCTCAGTCCGCGTCTCCTCTATTGTCGATTTTGTGCCGAGCCGAGCCGCGACCAAATTCTGCACCCTAGCGTCGGGGTGTTCTAATAAATTAGTGAACTCTTTATCTGTCTTTGCGAAAGCAAAAGACTCTTTGCCTGTCCTTAGACTTATCTTAGTCGGTGGCTCTACGCCCACAGTCTTTAGTAACTTAGCAAAGATTTGATTAGACATCAGTGCTTTCTTGACTTTCTCCTGACTCAAACCCTTCAACGCTAAATCGTCAATAAGTTTCTGTTTGTTTGCCTTGACTTGCACCAGATGATCCGCCAATGAATCACCATCAAGTACGATAGTCGGCTCAGTATACATACGCATGGTTTGGTCAATCACCAATAACTCTGTCGGTGGAAACTTTTTAACTAAGACTTTGAACAGTTGATAAGTAAGGTCAACATCATTGACACAATAGCTTGCATACCTATCAAGTTCTTCGGGTGTGAAGTCCTGTCGATGTTTACCCAGTGCCTGTACAACCTCATCACCTTTCTTACCTAAGTTATAATGACTAACTAAATTCTTTAGTGAACCCCCCACAGTTGCATTGTGATATGGTCTTGCCATAGATAAAGTATCGAACCAAAGTTTAGGCTTGATACCATAGTGCCATGACAATATTGCTCCATCGAATACAGTATTGTGAGCAAGTATCGCCTTGTTAGAATAGTCCAACGAGTTTAGAAACTTGCCCACATCATTACCACTATACCAATCAGTAGGGTGGTTATTAACTTTGACACCAACACCAATGACCTCAAACCTATCATCACGAATGTATGCCTCTGTTGTCATCTTCGACAAAGAATACTCTCTGTCATAATAAGTCTCAAAATCTATGGTTACGATGTCCATTACTTCTCCCTTGTCTTATTTATATTAGGAACCTGTTCACCTGCTAAGGCTCCATAGCCACAAGTATCCACATAATTATCCACGTTGTGTGGATTCTCTGTAGTCCTAGCAACCTTGTACAGCACCATCATCATGGGTACTTCATGTGGAAATATATCCACACCTAAGTATGTACTCCACAAATCAGCTACCATCTCAAAGTTCTTACTAGCATCACCATGTTCTACTTCTCTATCAGTTGATGTTAGCTTGTCAGCTTTTTTAAGTATGTTGTTCCGATTGTATCTAGACTTCTTTGACATCTGTTTCTCCATTTAAGTTATATATACCCACACCTTTGCCACAATGTAGACTATATACATTGCAAGCATCCACAGCTTCTTTGGCAGTAGCACCCATGGCTAATGCCCCATAAGCAAAGTCTTTTCCATGACCAAAGGCATGAAGATTATGTCCGTAGTGTACTGGATGGGGGACACCATCGTACAACCACAAACCTGTATCCCTGTGAATTACAATCAGCTGTGAGCTTTTCTTTGTAAGTTCAGGGAATGCTTTAGGTAAGGCACCCTCTCTGTACCACTCTCTAAGTTTAATTATATCGTCAAGTAATCCTACTCCCGATACAATACATACCTTACCTGTATTTTTATCTGATACATACCAAGCTTTATCTGATTCCCATTTAGCAGAACCATCATTGGCTTGTCTGTCAGTAGCTAGACTTATTCCATCCCATACTAATACTGTCATATTAAGATACCTCAAGTTTGTATCCACTATAACGATGCTTCTCAGCAGTACGTTCATCATGTCCTTCTGATTGAAACACTTTGAATCGTCTACGCAATGGGATACTTAAGTCAGCAAATATTCTATCTACTGTTCTGATTAACTCATCTACTGTTGGTACTTCTGTTTGTCTGCCCCATCCTCTGTTGCTCATAGCCGATTCTATAAAACCTTTGAGAAGATGTTTAGGAAAGTCCAATGTAGTCATGCTTTCTTGTAGACAATCTAGCCATTCTTCTGATGACCAATCGGGTTGTCTTGCATGATAATGGTTTTGTGATTGTTCTCGTTCCTTGATAACTTCCACAGCAATAGCATCAAGTGCATGAACTTTGGCTCTAGCTTTCAAACCTTTCTTGTAAGCAGTAAGCATTTGCCTCCACTCTTTTCGCTTTGCAGGTATCTCAATGAACTTGTCGTCAGGCTTCTGATTAAGACACTCACCTGTCAACAAGTTGAACTGTATGCCACAGAAATATGAAGGCCCACTGTTCATAACAGAATTGAATGTACTGTATGTTGATTGACTATCACTACCTTTAGTTTGTTGATGTATCTCAGTATCAAGGTTTTTAGTATGACGAATACGATACAAACCCTTACGATGTCTGTTGATTACAAATGGAAACCATCTATAGAAAGACGATACATAAGACTGAGACATGTTTATAATGTGACTTTCTTTAGCCACAAACGTGATGATGTTGTCAGGTGTTATGTCAGCCAATGGTTCAGTACCATAGCCTTGACACACAATACGAATTGCATCACCCTTCTTAAACATTCTCCAGTTTTGATTGACAGGCTTACCTTTATCAGGCCACCTTGCTGTGTTGAATGATGTCAACATTTCTTCATAGGTATTAAGAGACCTATCACTCTGCCACCATGTGTACATGATTACTCCTTACTTGGTTAGTTTATTAAATGTTACAGCCGCAGTCATACCATCTAGGTCTGCCCCTATGTCTGCTACTTCGGCTTTCTTCTTCTCAACAATCTTCTTGTGTCGTTCTTTTGCTTCATCAGGTATTAGATCCCACAGTGCAGGCCATGCTTTCAATGCAGGTGCCAACGTACTGTAGGTGTTGATGATTGACTTAACACCCTCAAGAAACTTCTCTTGTTTAGATTCTTGTTCAAAGATTTTACGATTGTATTCTTTGAACTCAGGCTTCAACCAATCCCATCTTGTATCATTGAAGTCACAAGTACCTGAACTATACCCATTGTTAAAACCTGTAACTTCTTTACTGAAGTTTTTAGGCCATGGTTGTGCTGTACTAAACTCAAGTCTTACACCATCACATCTATATGCTTTGGTACTGTACTCAGCAGTTTGAAATACATCTTCGGGTTCATTATGAAACCCACAGAATGTCATGTTTTCTTCCTTGTCCATTGCATAGTCAGGTAGTGCTTTGAACTTTGCAATTACCTCAGCAGGAAAGAAAGATTGGTACATCTTATCTGCCCAATGTGCAGGTACATCTCTCTTAGCTTTGCTTATGTTTGCTTCAAACATCTTCTTAGCATTCTTATTTATATCATCTTTCAATGATTCACTAAATCTTACAGTTGCCATCTTGGTCTCCTTTGTTCCATTGATTAACTAAGTCACGAACATGCTGTTCAGCCATTGCTCCTAACTCTTTACCTATCTTGGTAAATGCTTGTTCGTTGGTCATGCCCCAGTCATCAAGACAGGTGACCAACATAGTCTCTGCCTCAATCATTAACTTCTTAACTTCACCCATTATTATCCTCCATCATTACAACTTCACCGAATGGTGCTTTGTCAGCATGTGTTGACACCCATAGAACTGGGTAGTCAGGTGCATCACCAAAGTCATCACAGTAAAGGTCAGTTAAAAATATACATGCTACAGGTTCGATACCTTTGTCAGCCATGTATCTAAATACAGGACTGAAGGCAGTACCACCTCCACCATGTGGTTTCACAACAGGTTCATCATCTTGTCCGAACTCATCATAGTGTGATACTTCGGAATCAAAGTAGATTACATGAACCTTGGTTGGTCTTTGGTCTTGCCATACTGTAGTAATCTCACTAGCAAACTGATTGATTTCATCTTGACCAATCGAGCCTGAACAATCGACAGCAAAGGCAATCTCTCCTAGTGATTCACCTGATACACTAGGTAAGTACAATCCTTGTGATAAGAATCGTCTGTTTGGTCTAGCCCATGAGCGTTGGTCAGACCGACACTTGACAACAAATCTCTGTAAGACATCCCTCCAGTCCACTTTGGGTTTAAGGATCTCATCAACTAGACGTTCAAGTCCTGCACTCATCTTGCCCATCATCTTTGCAGACTGAGCCGCTTGTGCAACTTTGACTTTCCATTCAGCTTGTTGTTGTGATACTTCAGCAGGTGAACCTTGCCCATCTTCACAACTGTCAAGTGGTTGACCTTGACCACCATTACCTTGCCCATCTTCAGGTGTGTCAGGTAGAAGGTTGAAGATACCATCACTGGTACCTCCACCATTCTTGTATATAGTGTCATCAAGTAGACCTTGTTCAGGCATCTTACCAATACCCTCATCTGTCAACAGCTTGTTGATTACATAGTCAGCCGCTTGATTCCACTTGTAAGCATCACGCTCACCTCTACGGAAATTGTGTTCCAACATAGGGTGCATACATTCGTGAGCAACAAGGAACTTAAGTTCTTCATCACTCAACCCATTGCAAAACTCCTCATTGAATAGGACACGTTTACCATTGGTTGCCGCAGTAGGTACTGAGTTATCAATACTCATTGGCATATTGAGAGCAACACTACCAATGAATGGATGCTCAAGAATCAATGCTGTCTTAGCTTTACTGATTCGTTTAGTTACATCTTGCATTAGTTACCTCCCATAAATGCACCCATCTTGTTCATAATATCCTTAGCTTCAGCCGCTTTCACACGTCTCAAGTCAGGGTCATTACGCAAACTGTCAGGGTGGTTGTTGACCAATGACTGTTCAACTTGTTGGCGCATAGCTTCCAAGTCAGGGTCATCAGCAAAGTTAAGTCTTGATAGAACCGAACAAACTTCCTTGGTATTATCAACCAAAGTATCTCGGAAGATAGCTTTAGGGTCTGCTAGTTTCTCAGCCATATGTTTGACTTTGTCATACAGACGTTGCCAAGCTTCCTTCATTGCTTGTTCAGCCGCATCTTGTACTCTCGTCTCAACATCAGATTGGATACGACTTAGTTCCTCATCTGAAATCTGAACACGAAAGTCATTAGATGGTACAGGAAACACAGCTAAGTCCATGTTGAACCTACGCTGTATCTCATGAAGCATAGGATAATCATTAGCATTGTAGAGATTACCAAGGAATCGTTGTGCATCCTGTTTCAATCGTGGATACTCATTCCAAAATGTATCCACAAGTTGTTGCCATTCTGCTTTTTCATTCCTGAACTCAGTCATAAAGTTCAAGTAGTTTGCAGATGGTAGCAACATCGTACCCTCAATACCCCATGGTAGGGTATTGGCATAGTATTTGGCACGAATAGCTGTAGTTTTCTTATGAACATTATCTAGATAATCATTCATAGGTAACAGCGATTTGTTGTATCTACCTGCACCAATCGTAGTATTGTTCTGTTGTGCTACCTGTTCAGTAGCACGTTTGTCATACTTACGAGCAGTCCACTGTGATACATTGAGTTGCACCAGTAGTGCTTTGTCACTTAGTTTCATACTTACCTCCTAGAATAGTACGTCTTGATGGTTAACAGCCCACTTTGTAAACGCTTGCGTTGAAGCCAAGTCTGGATTCTTACGACTTGCATACGATACTGATAGAACTGAAAACTCAGGTGGCATACGTTCTGCATATGTCACAACACGTTCGAAGTTGTTCTCAGTTGCTCGTTCTGCAATAGCACCAGACAGTGCATACAACGTAGCAGGGTCATCAGGAACCTCGGCTGTAGTAGGATTCATGATGATGTTGTCAGGATTTGGTAGCTTACGATATATCTTAACGAAGCCTACAAACTCTGCTGCTGCACCTTCACCAACAGCACCCTTGAATGTTTCATACTCTGCTTCAGCAGGTACAATACCAAGTGCATCGGATACACCCTCAACCCATGAACGTGGTGTAGGGTTTTGGTCACGTTGTGCATCGAAGTCATGCAGTAAGTTAGGTCTGAATCGAATGAACGAGATAACCTCAGACTTGACACCATGGTCGATTGCCCAAGTACACCAGTCATCAAGGTGAGTTTCAAGTTCATACACAGTCTCACGATTACGCAGATGAGATAACACTCTGTTAGCACCTGCCCTGTCAGACTGTCTGTTACCTGTCGATACAACCATCCAACCTTTCTTGAGTGGTTTACCATGTAGGTTTCTAGCTTGACAGATGTTAGCTAAGACTTTCTGCAAGTCTGCATTAGCTTGGTTCCTGTCGTCGAAACATAAGATACCAGTGTCAGGTATATCTGTCCTGTCATCTGATGGAAACCAATCAGGTAACTTGTAATGTAACATGTCATCACCATTGGGATACATGATACCGAAGTCCTCTACTAGCATTGTAGGCATATGTTTCTCAATGAAACCTACGTCTAGTTCTTTAGCAACTTCTTCACAGATGGTTGTCTTACCTCCTCCCGGAGATCCTTCAATCGCCATTGTACGTTGTGTAGGGAATAGGGATTTAATTGTTGATTTTAGTAATGTAGCTCGCATCATTTACCTCCTTTGTATTTACGATGGTCAGGGCCATAGGTAACAACTTGTTTACCTACCCTACTAGCTTTGGCAATCATCTTGTCGTGGAAGGTTAATGGATTGCCATCATCATCCTTCACTATTGCTCCACCTTTCGAATGCTTAAGCATGAAAAGTTTCAGTGCAGTTTTTGTCATGGTAGAAATACTCCTATGAACTCGGTTGGTGTTAAACAAGAGTTGTAAGCAGTCCAATACTGTTCATCCCATGACTCACAACCGAGCATGAAATTGATTAGGGTGAACATTATTAACAGACTGAATGCAACGATGAGAATGGTAGCACCGATGTACTGTAAACTTTTGTACATCATAGTCCTACCGATTGTGCTAGAGATGACAGTAAGTAATAAACAAACCCACCGATACCTCCTGCAACAATGCCATACATTATCCAAGACTTCATTTGACTAAACCTCCTTTGGTATTGAAACCAATCAAATCCTTACGATTGGTCACTAACATGTAGTTAGATTTGTGCATTGGTAGTACAGTATGCACTACCTTTTGAGCTTCCTTGTCACCACAAATCATGCAAGTATCATAACCTAAACTTACACGTTTGTCATGTATATCTGCATCACACATTACACATTGAGACATATAAACCTCCTTGAATTGATTAATGAAACACGAAAAGGAAGAGCAGTAATACACCACTCTCCCTGATTATGATTAAGCAAGCTTCTCAACCTTGCTCTTAATGCCAGTTGTAGATGTTGGTAAGAATGCTACATAAGGAGCACCCCAACGATTCACTAGTAACATTGCTTTCAAATCACCAGTATTAGTCTCAGGAATGAAGAAGTTTACTTCAGCCTTCAACTTAGTACCAAGTTCAGTCATTGTCTTTGAAAGAGCATCAACTGAATCAGCATTGTACTGCCCTTCAGGATCTGCTTTCACAACAATCTTGTTCTTAGTGTTTTTAAAGATAGATACATTACCTTCATATATTTTAGCCATATTAGACCTCCAGTTATTAAGTTGATTAAATCGCCTTAAGGGACAACCCCGAAAGACAAACCCACTTTGGGCGACGCCGAGCGATTTGTCAAGTTTGGCCTCGTACACAGAGAAAGCGTCAAGTTTAAACTAGCAATTATCTACTGGTGGGTGGCACTATCTGTGTGTATGTTGTGGTTTATATATGGTAGTTAGATAGGTTTAATCGTTTGTTTGTAAGGGTTTGAGAGTTAGTATCTAAAGTATCTAAGTTTTAGAAAGTAATCCTTGGCTACGCCGATTACCTTATATTACACTAGATTAAGATTTGGAGAGTGATGTATGTAAATTTAATAGATAATTTAGATAGTTTAGATAGTATTCTTCTGCGTATATGGTGTAAACCCTTGTAAACTAAGGCCATTTGGTAATCCAAGTGTAAACTTTCGCTATCTAAAACTCAAGATATTGTGTCAAGTATGCTTTTAGATACTAGATAGATGTATAACTTTACACCAAATGAACCACAACCTGTAAACTAAAGGTTTAACTTGACGTTTAATCTAAGATAATGTCGTGCCGAAACCCCCCGACGTATGGGATATATATTATTAAAAAATAAAAGACAAAAAAAAGGAGAGAGTTTGTTAGACTCCCTCCGTTCTTCTTATTGTATCTTTATTGTTGGATTATATGAGACTGTTACATTGTCTGCTTCGATCTCTGTATCATGCTTCAGCTTGAATGCTAGGTTCTTGGCGTCAGCTTCCTTGTAGTACCATCTTGAGAAAAGGTTTCCGTATTCAATCCAATCTACTCGGTACTCTCTTTTACAATCTTTCATTGACATAATTGTCTCCAGTTTGTTGTGAGGGGAGATTGCTCTCCCCTCGGGGTTAAGTTAGGCTAGCTTAGTCACTTTTGACTTGGCTTGACCCTCGGCCTTGGCTGGCAAGATAGTAATTCTAGGATTACCGTATCTGTCAGCCATTAGTAGAACATCAGTTCCACCGTCAGCCTTGAAGAAACTCCACTTATGTAGTGGCATTTTCTTCGCCTTACTAAGTTCCATAGCCTTAGCATATAGTTCCTTAGCGTTAGTTGAATTCCAAGCGCCGTTTAGGTCGCGCTTCAGGGCAATCTCACCCTTGGTGTTAGC